ATGCTTTGGCAAGCCCACCGCCGAAGCTTAAAAAGAGCGATGTTGTTAAGGGTGTGGGGTGGCTGCGCAGTCATGGGTGGAAAATCGAAGAAATTCGGTTCAAGAGTAGTGCGTTTATCGGCTACAGGCTTGTACGTTAAAACAAAAACCCCGCGTCATGCGGGGTTATTTATTGCGGCAATTGCCGAATCTACACTATTTACCACGACCACATGCCCCTGCCACACCCGATGCCACTCGACCTGATGCGGTGTTAATGCCTGCGCCGATGGCGGTTTGTTGCCGTCCTTCAATTCTAATAAAAACAATCTGTTGCGGTATCCAACAAGCAAATCCGGACACCCATTGCCAACGGCAGCCAGCGATTGCACAACAGCCCCGATCTGTCGCAAGGCTTGCACAATCTCAGTTTGGTTTGCATCTACTTTTGCTGCGCGGCGCATGATGTGTACTCAGGTGGTTTTGCTTATGATAGCAAAAAACCGCCCTAAGGCGGCTTGTGCAGAGTGTTTTGAGGTTCGCGGCCTTTTTCACTTTGCAAACTAATCACACCACACCTCCCCACCCTGTCTAATCAATTTTGCTTATGGATTGGCGCGGATTGATGAGTGAAAGTTCTTAAAATGGGATTTGGTCATACTCCCATTCGTCGCAACCAGTAGCAATGATGTGCTCAGGTGGCACGGCGTTAAACTTGGTGCAATGATCACCTGCGCCGCGATGCTCGCACGTCAGGCATTGAGCAACAGGAAGGCACTTTAGCTCATTAGTCAGTGCTTCAATGCTGGTTTCAAGTGTTAGGCGGCGGCGTTGCAGTGTTTCGCGTGTGTACGACATGGTTGTCACTCCCAAATGATGTTAATCACGTTGTTAAACTTGCCATTGCGCTTGTACGTTACGGCGGCTGGTTGGTGGGATGCGTTTTGCAGCGCGTTTAGGATGTGTGGCAAGCCTTCAAATTGATTCAGGTCGTCCCATTCAAGTGATACGCCTGATTTCTCAAGATACTTGCTCACAAACTGCCTGCACTTGCGTTGATAAAATGGCTTTTCGTCGTAATCAAAAACGCCCAAATAGTGATCTATCGGCTCATCTGCAATGCCGCCGTAGTAACGCGCCTTTAATGTCGTCTTGCCTGATGTGCGCGACTTGTGCAGACTCCACGCAACTTCAGACACAAACATCTCTTGTTCGCCGCCCATAATGTCATCTTGCCGTAAATACAGTTCTTTTTCCTTTCGTTCTGTCGGCTCGCGCTCAACCACGGGAAACTCAAAACCGCAGGCGTAGCAATGCTTGGCCTTTGGCGGCAAAATCTCATCACACTCAGGGCAAAGTCGAGGATTTTCCTGTTTTTGATCAGGCGGCGCGACGGCAACAATTGCACCGTGTTTAGATACGTTGCCTGCAAAGTCCAACACTAGACAGTCGGTGCAATGCTCTTTAAGGCGCAAACCACGCCCAACCATTTGGATGTACAGGGCTGGCGACTCGGTGGGGCGCAGCATTGCAATCAGATCAATATTTGGTGCATCAAAGCCCGTAGTGAGTACAGCCACATTGACAACTGCGCGGATATCACCAAGTTTGAACCGCTTCAAAATGTCGGCGCGTTGTCCTTGCGGCGTGTCGCCTGTGACGCATTCGGCAGTTATGCCGTGCTGTCTTAATTCATCCGTGACTGCCTGCGCGTGCTCAATCCCTGTGCAAAAAAACAGCCATGATTTGCGATCTGCGCCGCGCTTAATCACTTCGGACACAATGCCGTGATTAAGCTCGGGTTTATTGACTGCGGCTTGCAACTCGCTCTCGATAAACTCGCCGCCACGTCGGTGCACGCCATCTGTGCTTAGTTTAACTGCTGTCAGTTTTGAGCGTAGTGGCGCAAGATAGCCATCATTGATCAGTTCTTCGATGCTTACAGGCTCAACCAAGGCATTAAATAAAACATCGTCGCCGACATGGATGTAGCCATGCCCAAGCCTAAACGGCGTGGCAGTTAATCCAATGACGCGCAAGCGTGGATTGATTGCAGCGAGGTCGGCGATTAGGCTGCGGTACGCACCTTCGTCTTTGTGGCTAATCAGATGACACTCATCGACAATGACTAGATCGACGTGCCCGATTTGCGCGGCGCGACTGCGTAGGCTTTGCACGCCGCCGAAGGTGATTTGGTCGATGTTGCGGCGGTTTAGGCTCGCCGAGTAGATGCCGAGCGGCGCATTAGGCCAATGCTGGCGCATTTTTTCAGCGTTTTGTTCAATCAACTCTTTGACATGTGTCAGCATTAACACGCGAGTGTCAGGCCACGATTTGACAGCGTGTTTTACAAATGCCGCGATAATGTGGCTTTTGCCTGCGCCTGTTGGCAGGACTAGGCAAGGGTGTCCTGATTCGTTCGACTTGAACCATTCGTATAGATGGTCGATGGCTCGTTGTTGGTAGGGTCTTAACATTTGGTTTACTCCATGCAAAAAGCCGCCATGTTGTGAGCATGTGCGGCTTTTTTGTTTAGATTACCAAGGACGCTTGGCAGGCGCGGCGGCTTGTTGTGGTTGTGCGGCGGCCTGTTGCGGTTTGGCTGGCGCTGCACCGCTCAGTGGCTTGTACGCCTTAACCTCGTTACCCGCCGGATATTGATCGGTAGCCGCCTTAATGGTGACTTTCACGTCCATCACGCCGCCGATCAGTTGGTCGGTGTCTTCAATCGCGGCCAAGTTAATAGCGCGTAGGATCGAGCCAAGTTGCTGAAGGCCAATCTCTTCGGCTTTCGCCGACTGGTTGCGGATGTTCAGGTTGCTAAACAGCACGCGGCCTTGATGTGTAGGCGCGATGACGTTTAGCTTCAGTTTGATGCATTGCCCTGTACCATCTTTGGTTGGTGTCAGATCTGCCGCCGCAATACTGACGGTGTACTCGCCTGCTGGGATTGGCGCAAAGCCGCCGCCGGTTGATTCGGGCAATTCGTCTGCGCGGATGGTTGTGCCTAAAAATGCCATGATATTACACTCCGAGTTTGTTCAGGATTAAGCCCAAGTCAGGCTGTTCTACAGCGTCAACATATCCGCCGCGTTCTTTGGCTTGCCACAAGCCATCGGTTTTAGTTTGCAGATAGCGCGTCACATTGCCCTCCGCGTCTTTTTCGTTGCGCAAAGCAAAGACAAAGTCAAACAGGTATGGCATTTGCTGTCCGAGTTTTTGACCAACCATTGCTGGTTGGTACAGCAAGCGGCCTGCTTCGTCCTGCGTCTTTTCGCACTTGGCGACAATCAGCAAGTGCTTCGGCAGGCCGCTGAATGCGCGGATCATTGCCACGATTGACTCTTGCGTCGCGCCGTATGCTTGGCGCGGATCAACAGGCTTGCCGTTAACCATGCGCCCTTTTTCGGCTGCCAGCACAATTTCGGCAATCTCGCTAATCGAATCAATGACAACAGACTTAATGTGCTCAGCGTCTTGCGACGACAAGAACACAAATGCTTCGCGCAATTCGTCGATTGTCGTCACTTCGACATAGGGCAGGTCTGCGCCACGCAAAGACAGCAAGCCACCTTCTGCGCTAATGATAAATGGGCTTGGCAGTGTTGCGGCAAGTGTGGTCTTACCAGTACCCGATTGGCCATAAACGCAGAATTTTGCGTATACCGGAGATTCTGCTGATGTCCGCTTGATGCGGTCGGTGATGCTCATGTGTCTTACTCCTTTTTCGCGGTCAATTGTGACGGCGTATTGATACTTTAGGTCATGTTTGCTATTGTGTCAACTCAAGTTATCAACTTTTGGAGAAAAAAGTGAAAAAGCAAGACGCGATCAATCATTTTGGCGGCGTGAAACCGCTGGCCGATGCTTTGGGCGTGTGGCCTGCGGCGATTTACAAGTGGGGCGAAAATGTGCCCGAGTTGGTCGCTTATAAACTGCATGTTATCACTGACGGCGCGTTAAAGATCGAAGCACAAGAAGGAATTAAAGCGAATGGCTAACATCATCGACATGCTAGGGCAAGCATTTACGCCGCCAGAAGTCGTGCCACAGCACCAAAAGCCTGCTGAGTTGCAGTTAGCCGAAGCTATTGCAAGCTACGGCATGATTCCGCCGGACGATATCCGCTTAGATGGCTGCATTCATCGGTTTAGCGCGTCAGGCAAAAAGAGTGATGATGCAGGCTGGTATGTTGCATTTAACGACAAAATCCCCGCTGGTCAATTCGGCAATTGGCGCGATGGATCAGCGCACAATTGGCGGGCAGACGTTGGGCGCGATATTACCGCGATAGAGCAGATTGCACATGCGCGACGCATTGCCGAAGCCAAGGCAGCACGGGAACGCGCTCAGGAAGCGCAGAAACAAGCGGCAAGCGATACAGCGGACACGATTTGGGCAAATGCTACGCCAGCAAGCGACGACCACCCGTATTTAGTCAAAAAGGGCATTGCTGCGCACGGCCTGCGCGTCACTGGCGACGGTCGATTGATCGCGCCGATGATGTCGCCGGATGGCAGCGTTGCCAGCTTGCAATTTATTGCTGCTGATGGCGATAAGCGGTTTTTAAGCGGTGGCGCGGTCAAGGGCGCGTCATGGATGGTGGGCGCTTGGCTTGACACCGGCGCGGTATACATCGCGGAGGGCGTGGCGACTGCGGCAAGTATTCATGCAGCCACAAATCAGCCGTGTGTTATCGCATATAGCGCAAACAATCTTGAGTCTGTCGCTGTTATGGTGCGCGGTATTGCAGGCCAAGCGCGTGATTTAGTCGTGGTTGCAGACAACGATGATAGCGGCACAGGCGAGCGCGAGGGGCGCAAAGCAGCAGCAGAAAGCGGCGCACGGTTCGTTATGCCGCCGATGCTTGGTGATGCAAACGATTATGCGCAGGGTGGCGGCGATTTGTTGGCATTGCTTGCACCGCCTGCAAGCGACTGGCTGATTGATGCTAACGACTTTTGTTTGCAACCGTCGCCGATCAAGTGGCTC